TTATACGCTGACGACTTGGTGAGTGGTATTGAGGAAGCTATGTCAAAAGATAGGCTGGATAAATTATGGGAGAAATACACTAACGATTTGAAATCAAGAAAGAAGTTGGACTGTAAAGAAATCCATATTGCAACAAGGTGGAGTGTCCATGATGTTATTGGTAGGTTAGAAAGACAGTACGAAGGTGACCCAAGAGCTAGGTTCTTATCGTTTCCGGCGCTCAATGAGAACGACGAGAGTAATTTTGATTACGATTATGGGGTAGGGTTCGACACCAAATACTTTTGGGATATGAGGGAGAGCCTAGACGACGTTTCTTGGAGATGTTTGTTCATGAACGAACCTATCGAACGTGAAGGGTTGCTATACCATGAAGATGATTTGAGAAGATACTTCGAGTTACCTAAAGAAGAACCCGACGCAATTATAGCTGTGTGTGATACTAAAGACAAGGGTAAAGATTACGCTTTCTTACCTGTAGCTTATGTGTATGGGCAAGATTATTATATCGAGGATTGTATATGTGATAATGGTAACCCTGATATAGTAGACGCTAGGTTAGTGGATATTTTACTAAGACACAAAGTGCAAATGTGTAGGTTTGAGAGCAATTCAGCGGGCGGGAGAATAGCAGAAAAGGTACAAGAAGAAGTAAAAAGCAAAAACGGGATAACTCACATTACTACGAAATACACCACTCAGAACAAAGAAACTAAGATCATAGTTAATTCCCCGTGGGTAAAAGAGCATTGTTTATTCAAACATCCGAGCTGCTATCAAAAATCTAGCGATTATGGCAGGATGATAAACCTCTTGTGTATGTGGACAATGACAGGTAAAAATAAACACGACGACGTACCAGACGGGATGGCCATGTTAGCCGAATATGCTCAATCGTTAGACGGGGCGAAAGTGGAAGTGTTCCAACGGCCATTTTAACTATATGTATTATATTTACCAGTTGACACATACTATATATTGTGGTATGATATATGTGTAAAAACTGGATATTAAATTATCTACCGTGTGTAGAGTGATTTTTAATAAATTTGTTTTTGAAAGCTAGAATAGCTTTCTGGGGCTCGGGATTTCTCGGGCGAATGAGGGATGGACTGGGGTGCTCGGGCCATTCCTCTAAACGAAAGAGCGTAATCGCTTGGGTGCATTAGACACCGGAGAGGTTACGCTTGTCTTACTTTTGGAGGAGTGTGATGATTGAAAGTATTTTCAACAAGATTAAGTCGTGAATTCAAGGAAATTATCTTAGTTCCGATAGCAGATTCCCATGACTCAGACGCTTTCGCTGACGAGAAGTATGTTGAGAATAGAGTTAAGTTTATTAAGGAGACCCCGAACGCTTTCGCTTTATTAAACGGTGACCTTATGAATATGGCGACTAAAAACTCTAAAAGTGACGTGTACGCCGATAAGTATAGCCCCGATGAACAACTGGATCGCTGTATAGAACGGTATTATCCGATACGAGATAAGATTTTAGGCATAAACGAAGGAAACCACGAACGACGAATATCGAAAGATACTGGTATTCAGGTAACAAAACGTTTCGCTAGAGAGTTGGGAATTGAAGATAGATATTCGCCAGATGGGTTGTATATCATCCTCCGAGCCGGGCAAGCCAGANNNAANANGCGNGANAGCAACGGTAGCGGAAGAATACGNCAAATATGCTACACGATTTATATGACCCACGGAGCAAGGAGCGGTAGAAAAGCCGGTGGGAAGATAAACGCTCTTATTGAATTGTCGAACATAGTTGCCGCTGATATATACATCCATTCGCATTCCCATCTAGGAGCGATTATACCCGGGGTANTTAATGTGCCGGATTTAAGNAATGACAAAATTAAAGTCAATGATACCTTATACATCAANACCGCNGCGTCACTTGATTACGGTGGTTATGGTGAAATTGGGGAATATCATCCAGTTAGTAAGAAGTCGCCAATAATCTACTTATGTGGAACGAGGAAAGCTATAGATGCCGATTTAGGGGAAAGGATGAAATGGCTTGATTGACAAAGTTGTATATGTCTGTCATGAGTTCGAGGGTAAAAAAGAGAACGCCAAGAAGGTAGCAAGACTCATTGAATTGTTTGTCGATGTTTATCCTAATATTTGTTTCGTGTCCCCGATTCATGCGTTCGGTTACATGTACGACACGGTGGATTACCACACAGGGATGGAGTATTGCTTAACTCTCTTAGATATGTGCGACGAAATGTGGACNTTTGGAAGTAAGAGTATGAGTAGAGGTTGTATGATTGAAAAAGAGTATTGTAAAAAATATAAGATCCCGATAATAGAAAGGGGTGATTATGACGAATACGAATCGGACATTGTTTGGTAGAGAAGTAATATTTTGCGATGAACCNGAAATTACGAGGAATAATNTATTAGACGTTTTAACNCAGGCTTTAACAGTTCATCAGAAAAATAGTAACGACATTGATTATTTATATAAATATTATCGGGGTAAACAACCAATATTACAAAGGACTAAACAAATAAGACCNGAAATTTGCAATAAGATAGTGGAAAATCATGCTTATGAGATAGTAGAGTTTAAGAAAGGTTATATATTCGGTGAACCNGTTCAATATGTTCGTAGGGGAGAAAGTATAGAAGAAGATTATATTTCTTTGTTAAATGAATATATGTTTATAGCTGATAAGGCGCAAAAGGACAAAGAATTAGCAGAATGGTTTTTGATTGGCGGGACAGCTTACCGTATGGTTTTACCGAGTTCCGAGATGGANCCNGATNTACCTTTCGAAATTGATACTTTAGANCCTCGATATGCTTTTGTAGTTTATTATAACGGTTTTGGTAAAAAACCTTTAATGGGAGTTAAGTATGTAGAAAATGCAGACGGTGAGATTGTATATAGCATTTATACGCGCGATACTTATTTCGAAGTAATAAATGATCGGATAGTAAAAGAAGAACCTCATGCTTTAGGATATATACCGATTATTGAATATCCTGCTAATGCTTCAAGGTTAGGCGCCTTTGAGGTAGCACTCCCTTTATTGGACGCTTTAAATAATATTACTTCTAATCGTTTAGATGGTATTGAGCAATTTATTCAGAGTTTTATTAAGTTTGTTAATTGTGATATTGATGAGAAAACATTTACAGCATTGAAAGAACTAGGTGCTTTGAAAGTTAAAAGTAGTTCTACTAATCCAGCAGATGTGGATATAGTTAGTCAGGAGTTAGATCAAAGTCAAACTCAAATAACCAAAGACGATATTTACAGAACAATTTTGATTATATGCGGTATGCCTGATAGACATCAGAGTTTGAGATCTACCAGCGATACCGGGACAGCGGTTTATTATCGTGAAGGCTGGACAGTAGCAGAAGGTAGGGCGAGAGATACCGAGTTGATTTTTAAGAGCTCGGAAAAACAGTTTTTAAAATTAGTTCTTAGAATTCTTAAAGATATAAATGGAGTTGAAATTAAATTAAACGAAATAGATATTAAATTCACTCGCAACAAATCAGAGAATCTATTGGTTAAGACGCAAGGATTGCAGAATCTTCTCGAGGCGGGAATACATCCTCAAATAGCGATTTCCACTAGCGATTTATTCAGTGATCCTGAACAAGTATATAGTGATTCGCGAGAATATCTTGAGAAATGGAGATATGCGGAAGCTACTGTAACTCCGGGGAATAACAAACCTGATCCGGAAGAAGGTGATGTTGTTTGAGGGTAGAAGTTAGATGCTTGACTTGTAATAAATTACTTGGTAAAATTAAAGGAGAAGCTGAAATAAAATGTCCCCGTTGTGGACAAATAAATACGGTTAATACCGAGCGCCAAAAGAGCGCCAGTTGACCAGTAAAATGGTTAATTGGTGCTCTTTTTCCTTATATGACAAAGTGAGAGAACACTCAAAAACGCAAAAACTGGAGAGAACCAGTATAAAAACACAAAAAATATGGTGAGAGAACACCTAAAAACGCAGGAGGTTAAAAATGGCAAGTTTGAGAGAATTGTTAGGAGATGCTTATAAAGAAAACATGACGCTTGAAGAAATAGAAGCGGTAATAGCGGACCTAGATTTAATAGATCGTTCCGCTTTAGGAGATGTTGTCAGTAAGAAAGTATTTGACAAGACCGCTTCAGAATTGGCAGCGCTTAAGAAGAGATTAAAAGAATTGGAGCAAAGTAGCATGACAGCAGAAGAAAAATTACAAGCTGAAATGAAACAAGCGGAAGAATTACAGAAGAAATATGCCAAGGAACTCGCTAAGCTTAGAGCAAAAGAAATTTTTGTAACATCTGGATTGAGTGAAAAAGACTACAATCCTCTTTTAGATGTAGTGGTATCTGAAAATGAAGAGATAACGGTTAGTCGAACAAAAGCGATGGTGGATGTTATAAATGCTCAAAAACAAGCTGTTGAAAAAGCTGTAAAAGAAGAGTTATTAAAAAATACACCAAAACCACCGGCAGGTAAAGCTGGAAATGTTGATTACACAAAAGAGATTGAACAAGCTCGTGAGAGAGGGGATATGGTGGCTCTAGCAGCGCTAATTCGTCAACAGCAAATAATGAATCAGAATGAGTAAAAAGGAGATGGTTAAATGTCAGATCAAGTTATTACGAGTTTTGGTGTCCTGAATTATTCAGGGATGCTTTTCAATAAAGGGAACACTAGAACTCCATTTAGCACTATAATCGGTTCTAGGATGAAAAGGACCAATCATGTCGAGTTTGTCACAGGACAAGAATATCAAACAGAGGGCGGAAGTCAACCAAATATTTCAGAAAATCAATCTTTGACAGCGCCGGACGCAACATATATTACTAGAGAGCAGAAAACCAATGTAACACAAATTTTCCATGAATCTGTATACATTTCTTATGCTAAGCAATCTAACATGGGAACTCTGTCCGGTGTGAATATTGCCAATCAGCAGGCTAATCCTGCGGATGAGCTTGATTTTCAAATCGCTGGCAAGATGGCTAAAATAGCTCGAGATATCGAGTACACCTTTATTAGGGGTCAATATCAAAAAGCTGATAGCGATGATACAGCAAATAAAACACGTGGTATGCTCAATGCTATTGAGACTAACGTTATAAACCTTAATGGAGAACCTTTAAGAGTTTGGGACGTAGCTGATCTTATGAAGCGCATTTACGCAGCTCAAGGAAGTTTAAACGGGCTTGTATTATGGGTAGATCCTGTCAGTCTGTTCCAACTCAACGCAGACGCAGAACAAAATGGTAATACTATTGTTCCTGCTTCTAGAAGTATTAATGGTATATCTATCAATACCCTTTTAACTCCATTAGGAGAAGTAGGGGTATATCTCGGCGAGTTCTTACCAGAGGGTACTGTGATGCTTTGGAATCCTGCTGTTGTAGCTCCCGTTGAACAACCTCATCCGGAAAAGGGTAATTTCTTCTTAGAAGAGCTTGCAAAAACCGGAGCTGGATCAAAATATCAGATATTCGGACAGATCGGACTCGATCATGGCCCCGAATGGTGGCATGGTAAAATCGAAAATATTTCTACAGAGTTCGAGAAACCGAAAGTTGGTAAAGCTATTTACACCATCGATCCGATCGAAGTTATTGATGTTTCTTCCGACTCAGGCTCCGACTCGGGCGGAGCATGATTAAAAAGGAGGGATAGGGGATGGCAATACAACTCGAACGTTTAAAAATACAATTGGAAATTGAAGACGACGATCAGAATTTTCTTCTTATGGAAATGCTGGAGAGTGCGAAGTTCGCCATCCTCTCCCGTCGTTATCCCTTTGGTGATTTTCCTGTGAGCGACACAGGAGAACCGATTTTAGAACAACGTTATTATGATTTACAAGTACGTATAGCTGTATATCTTTATAACAAAATGGGCGCTGAAGGACAAATCGCACATAGCGAAAACGGGATAAGTCGTTCTTATGAAGCTGGCGATATTCCCGAAAGTTTGTTAAATCAAGTTGTTCCCTTAGTTAGTACTCCTTTCAATTTGGAGGGGAACATATGAGATTATTAAGACGTAATAAACAAACGATTTACTACGCCTTGTACGAGGGTAAAAAACCCTTAATAGACGAGTATGGGAACCCGACAGGGGAGTACGAGGTTTTATATAGTGAACCCGTACTTTTGAAAATCAACGTATCAGCTGCGAGAGGTGAGTATTCTACCAGACAATTTGGCGAGATGGAGAATTACGACAAGATCCTTGTCACAGACGATGTAAACCTTCCCATCTCTGAAACAAGCATCTTATGGATAGATTCATTAGATACAAGCAAGCCCCACGATTATATTGTAAAGAAAGTGGCTA